CCCGGCTGACGGTGGGGGTTACCAGCTGGCCCACCGTTTGGCCGTCCATCAGCACGGAGGTGCCGGATAGGGCGCTGGCCACGGCCTGAGACAGATCAGCTGCATTGATGGACGGGGCGGTATGCTGACCGCTGCGCCATTGGGCGGCCTCCAGGGCGGTGAGCACGGCTTCACCCTCGTGGAGGCGGGCGGGGAAATCATTGTAGGGGACATAATCAAGCCCGGTGGCGAAGCCGGGGGCCGGAGCAGAGCTGCCTTGCAGGTCGAGGAAGGCCTGCATTTTTTCGCTGGCGGATTGGATGGCGGCGGCTGCGGTGCGCCAGGAGCCGGCGGTGCTCTGTGCCAGGGAGACCAGGGCAGCGGTGGCAGTGCGGGCGGCTTGTTCTGCTTTGGCAAGTCCCTGCATAAATGCGGCGGCATCCAGCGTCAGTTCTGCAGAAAGCTCAAAGAGCTTATCCATGGTCATCCTCCTTTCGGGTGGGGTTGATCAAATGAGTGAGAATGCCCTGCTGCACCTGGGCGGCGGTTCGGCGGTCATGGGGCAGGGAAGTATCCGGAAAGAGGGCGAACACATCGGGCACGGGATAATCCCTGCCGCCGCCCAGCGCGAAGAGCTGTGCACCGATGAGCCAGGTCAGGTGGGCGGCATAGAGGCTCTGCACCTGGTGGGTTTTGCGGTGAAACAGCACCTCCTGCAGGGCGGGCAGGGGCATGGGGTGATGGCCGGAGACTACGGTCAGGATCTCGCCTGCTCCGCAGACCCGGCAAAGGAGAAAAAACTGGCAAGCTGACCATCCCAGATGGAGATAAGGTCCTGGATGGTGGTCAGGCCGCTTTGCTGGCGGAGCTCTTCAGGCGACTTCTCGGTGAGGATGGACAGAGCCTGATAGAAGTCCTCGGCATGGGTATCCAGCAGCAGGGGAAGCAGCTTCTCCCACAGGCGGGAAGCGCTGAGCAGCGGAGGCTGGGCGTCAAGGCCGGTGAAGGTGAGCTCGTCCAGGACGGCCAGGGTGCGCTCATCACGAAGGATGCGGCACAGGGGCGGGGTGAGGCGGAGAAGCACATCTGCAAGCTGATCGGTGGTGAGTTGACTGAGCTTCATGGTGCACCTCAATCGAAGAAAATGATGCGGAAGGGCGCATGAGATTCATCCGCGCCGGGGTCCTGGTGAGCCTGGAATTCAAAGGGCAGGGTGCCCTCGCCCTTATCGGTGAAGGTGAAGGCAGCGCCCTTCATGTTCAGGGCGTTGGTCAGCTCAATGAGCACAAAGCCGCGGCTGGTGTCGCCGATCCAGCACAGGGTGGGGATGTAGTCTTCCGGTGCGATCTCGCTGCGGGCGCGGATGGTGGTCAGGCTGCCCTGCTTCTGCACATCGGCGCAGATCAACGCAGTGGCGAAGTTCTCCGGCGTGATCTCCAGCATGGTGCCGGAGAGCTTCACCGTCCAGCCATCGTTGACGGTGGAGCCCACCATGGGGCTGCGCAGACCGTCGGCTTTGATGTTGCGCAAGGCGGGCGTGCATTGGAAGGTACCGCCGCCGCGGGTGGCACCGATGACGCAGCTGCCCTCGGCAATGGCATCGGCTACCAGAAGGCGGAGTTGGGCTGCGGTGGCTGCGGCGGAGAAATCGAAGCCCCGCAGGAACAGCCCGGCATTGAGCTGCAGGTTTTCAAAAGTAGTAGGGGTCAATGCGGTGGTCATGGGATTCAACTCCTTTGGTTGGTCAGGCGTCGTAGAGGTGGACGTTCAGGCGCATGCGGCCGCCGATGATGCTGCGGTCGTTTTCATCGCCCACCAGGGTGATGAAGCTGCCCGCTGCCCGGCGGAGCACGGCCATGCCGCCGTCGTAGCGCAGCAGCGTGCCCTGCTCCGGGATAGCGGCACACAGGGTGTCCATCGTCTCCAGGCAGCGGGTGTGCGCGTACTCCCCGCGGAACCAGGCGGTGACGGTGAGCCCGGCGGACTGGGCAAAGGGCGCATAGGCGGTGGTCAGGGTGATGAAAGGGAAGCTCGCGCCGCTGGGCACCTGCCCGGTGATGTACACGGGCAGGCCTGTCTCTTTCAGGAAAGCGACCGCAGACTTCTGGTACAGCTGCATGCTCATGGGGCGGTCACCAGCCTTTCCACCGGTACCTGGCAGAAGGCCATGCCGGAAATGGCCGGGGTACGCATGTCGCTGCTCTGACCAACGATGCGGAACTCCGCGCCATCGCTGATACGGCGTACTCGGTCGTCCTGCACGAGGGTCACATCCCACTCATGGAGCAGCATGGGTACGGTCTTCAGCGCCAGCAGCCCGGCAGGATCGACCTCCTTGCCCATCACCTGCGTCACGCCGCCCCGGAAGGTGATACCCTCCGTCCAGGCAGGAGAGATGCCGCCAAGGTCATCGGCGGTCTGGGTGCGCTCCAGCAGGATGAAATCCTCGAAGTAGTCCTGAAGCATCACAGCTTCACCTCCGTGTACATTCTGCGCCAGGGGGCAAGCTGCCGGGCAAAGTACGCCTGCCAGGTGATAGGGTTGCCCTCGCCGTCGGTGGCCAGCTCGCGGCTGTAAGCGCCGAAGCTCTCCTTCACCGCAGCAGAGGAACCCTGCTGTTTCGCCCACAGGCAGATCTCCTCTGCCAGGACAAGGAAATCCGCCGGGGGAGCCAGCAGCCAGATGCGCCCCTCCCAGCTTTCATCAACTGCGCCGGGAATGACGCACCCCTCGCTCAGCTGATACACGCCATTGTTGTAAACAGACCCGGTGATCGCCACCCAGTCGCCGACATGAAAGCCATCGGCCGGGGACAGCGCACCGGAGAGCAGCGTCCACGTGCCATCCATGGTCGCTGCGGGGAAAAAGTTGCGGGTTTCCCGCATGAGATCAGGGACGCTGATAAACATTGGAAACCTCCAAGTAATTATGAATTAAGAATTCGGAATGCGGAATTCGGAATTAAGTGTGTGGCCCTCCCGCGTCACGGAGCGCCCGTTGCGCTCCGTGACCCCAGGTAAGTGCAGCCAAGCAATTGCCCGGGAGAAGGGTTTCGAAAGGGTCGAAGACCCTTCGCAGGGGAGTCCAGAGGGGACGGCGTCCCCTCTGGTTAGGGGATTCCTAAGGGGGAGAATCCCCCTTAGGCGATGGTGTGGATGTAGACGCAGGAGGGCATGACGACCTTGGCGCCGCAAAGGGACAGGCCCTTCACGCCGTCGTCGAAGCCCTTCTCGCGGCGGTAGGCCTCGATGTGGGTGATCTGGTTGGCGAAGGTCACGCCGTCGGGGGTCATGGCGACCAGTTCATTGTTCAGATCGTTGCTGATGTAGATGTCGAAGCCAGCAGCGCGGGCCACAGAGCCATCGGCCAGGTGGGCTTCGGAGAAAGCGCCGTTGCCGGTGATGAAGCGGTTGTCCAGCAGCAGCTCGCCCTCGATGGAGGCAGGCACCACCAGCACGCGACCAGCGCGGGGGACGTTCTTCTCGTCCAGGGCGGTCTTGATGTTCACCAGCAGCTCGTACACACCGCCCTCGGGAATAGCGCCGGACTTCTTGGTGCCAGCACCCTCGCGGATGACGGACAGGATGTAGCTTTCGGTGTCCTCGGCCAGCTTGTAGGCGGCGTTGCGCATGGCGGCATCCATCAGCTCGGAATTGGCCTGGGCGGCGTCCACGTCGTTGAGGTAGAAGTTGTAGTAGGCACCGTGGTCGATGGTCAGGGTGGTGTCGGAGCCGGTGAGCTGTTCAGGCTCGGCGATGTCGGTGTTGGGGGTGTAGGGCTTCACGGTGATGTCAGCCAGGTTGTTGATGTGCACCGTGTCGCCGAACTGGGCGATGTCGCCCTCATAGTTGCGGTTGCACAGGGAACCGAACACCAGGGACTTGTGCAGGTTTTCGGTCAGGCGGGCGCTCCATACAGCGGGGATGAAAGAGGTGATAGCCATAGGTCAAATCGCTCCTTTCGCAAGGACGCCTTTTACGGCGTTCCAGTTGCGGTTGATTTCGTCTGCGCTCATGCGGGAAAGATCCTCACGGGTCAGCGCACCGCCCGTGGGGATGGGAGGCTGAATGGTGGGTGCAGCCATGCGGATGGGCTGGGCGAAAAAGGCGGCATACTTGCTCTTCAGGTCGGCAATGAGGGCGTCCTGATTCTTGAGAACGCCGTTTTCCATTTCCAGCGTGGCGGGGTCAATGGCCTGGATGAGCAGGTCGATGGCCTTTTCGTTGCAGCCAGCCTGGATCATGGCCAGGCGTACCATTTCGAGGGCCTTGGCGGTGGTGCGGTCGGTTTCTACCTGGGTGCGGTAGGCATCGAAGGCCGCCTGTACCTCGGCGGCGGACTGGTCGGCGGTGGCACGTAGAGCCTCCAGTTCGGCGGAGGCGGCGTCACGTTCGGCCTTGAGGGCGTTCACGGTTTCGATGTGGGCAGCGATGACCTGTTCGATGGCCTCATCGCTGAGCTGCAGATCCTTCAGCAGCTGGCGGGTCAGGGACATGGGTGCTCCTTTCTGCGCGGTGCGTTGCGCAATGCGATGTATATATAAAGGTCGGGGGTGGCCGCCCCCGACTAACGAGGCCAACGCTTGCGTTGGCCGAAGTGTAGCCAGTACACGGCCTTGTGCCGTGGAATGGCCGACAAAACAGGCGGCTTACGCCACCTGATGCTGCAGCGCCTCGGCAGTTGCCTGCCGGAGAGCGTCTGCGTGATTGAGGATGCCATCCGCCAGATAGGGTCGGCCTGCCATGCGACAGGTTCCATCGTGAACGGGGATG